TATATAATATGTATATAAAAAAAATTAAATAACTATATGTTTAAATTAAATATATTGCGTATTTATTATTTTTAATCGTTTCGATAATAATTCATTCATATCAATGCGTTTAACTTGTTGTAAAGGTAGAGGTATATTTCGAATAACGACTTCATTATTTGTTTTTAATTGTTTTCCAGATATTAATTCAGTTAATGAATGATTTGATTTTATTATAGATATATCATCCATCATTTCATCTGGGTTGTCTAAAATATGAATATCAATATTATCCATAATCATTTTATGATGAATAGCACCCAAAGGAATACCCATCATTTTCATTTTAAAATATTTATTATAATCACAATGCATACTCCTTTTTATTTGTTTGATAGCACATATATCAGTTGGTTGTTTATCCATAATATCCATAATATCTTCTCCTAATTCTAATTTAATTTTCATCATAATCGCTGGTTTGGGAACACCCATGATTATCATTTTGAAATATTTTCCATATAATGGATGGTCCTTGAACATAACTTGTTTTTCATTAATATTAGTTATGTTCTTTTTAGTGTGGATAATATGTGTTTGTTCATATTGAATACTATCTATATCCATATCAATCAAACATTTCCCAAATTTTATAAAAATAGGAATGACCATTAATTGTACGATTTTAATATTTAAATACCATCGGTCGTGTTTATAGTGTAATCCCTGAACCCATATTAATGGGATGATATATGATTTTTCTGGGAAATCGTCAATTGATATTTGTATTGTTGGTGTGCGATAAATATCTATTATTTGCTTCCCATTATAATTTTGAATTTGTCCACCAATTCCCATATCATAATAAAATGGATGTAATTTTGATATTTGTGAATTAGTGGAAAATTGATGTAAATATTCCAAAATATGTAATTCCAGTGATTTTAAAAAATCAAACATTTTTTGTTTTTTTACAGTATTTATAAAATAATTAATCCAAATATAATTTGTATCTAATTTAATTGGTGAATTCAATAATCCTTTGGATCCTTGAAATAAAAAAGGTTTGCCATTTTTATGTATAATTTGTATATTCGTTTTTTTATAGATAAATTTAATATTATTTACATCTGGAAAATCCGCAACATTTTTTTCCATTTCGTAATAATTAAAATACGTGTTATGAAGTAATCATAGTATATTTTTATATATTTACTTTATAAAGTCCAAGTTATGTAAGTAATATTTATCTGTTTGCTCGTTTACTTTGATATGATTTTATCATTACGTGCAGACGCAGACCCACAGGTATCCTAGAATTTGGCGAATATTTCAACATGAAAACAAATAGAGACTAAATATCTTGAAGTTTGTATCTATTACATCGAATATGTTTTTAAATATCAGTATTGATTTTTATATTATTTAATAATATAAAAATCAAGTATGGGAAATGTTGCATCGTTTTCAAAATTATTATATTACGTTGGTATGGTTAATATTTCAACATTATTAGGTAAACCAAAATTAATAAATTTATCGGTTAATCCAAAGTTTACGAACCAACCAATCATATATGAAATAGACTCTACTAATCTGCTATCAACTAGTTCGTTTGTTAAAGTTCCTAATCAAAATAACATATATAGATATACTAGTAGTACAGCACAACAAGAAGTTATTATTTATAAAGCTTCACAATTAAATCCTTTGACAAATAAAATGGAAATTATAACTAAAGAAAGTTTCATAATTTTTAATAACTTCACTCAACAACAGATAAACGATATGCCAAAAAAAATGGGATCATTTACATTCGATAATATATCATTTGATGGTGATACATGGCAAATTGGAACAATAAGTTCTAACTATTTTGTAGGACCTATTATAAACGAAAGCACAAATACACAAATTTATGAATTAGGCGAATATATTAGCACTGCTCAACCACCACAGACCGTATATGGTTTTTATAATCATTCCATAACTCGACAACGTTCTATCGAACAATTGGATACAAATACTAATATTTCATCATATTCAGCAAATATTGATACTGATAAAATAGATACCTTAGTTTCGTGTTTCAATAATTCATTTACTAAAATTCAAATTTTAGATAAGGAACACGCAATTAAATACAATTCAAAGTGCATATATTTGGTTGTTGATAATAACAAACTTATTAGAAAAAAAATGTAAATATTGAAGATTTAAATTTTGTTAAATGAAGTAATTAACTTTTATAGTGTTTATTATGTAAGAGTTATTGAAACTATAAAAAACTTCAAGATATGTGTATATCTTGAAGTTTTTATCTATAAACATATTAAACAAAATATACTACGGTTACCACAGGGATCGAACCTGTGCGGGAAACCCCACCAGATTTCAAGTCTGGCGCCTTAACCACTCGGCCAGATAACCTGACGTTATTGATTATGTTACTTAAATATTATTTAAATATCATTCATTGAATCATCCCTGCAACACGCAATTGATGTACTAATGTATTATATTTATTAGTTATAGAATTTACATCGTTTTGCAATTTCGCATTTTTTGCTAAAAGTTCGGTTATCACTGAAGTGTCGTGCTTAGGTACTGGCATAGACACAGGCTCCGGCGTAGACACAGGTGCAGGGGCAGGCTTATGTACATGTGCTGACAGATTCATAAGCGTATGTGCAGACACAGGCACAGGCGCAGGCACAGACACAGACACAGGCGCAGACAGATTCATAAGCATATGTGCCGACACAGGTGCAGATGCGTGTTTCGATTTATTATTTCTTGATAATAAATTAATAGCCGAAAGATTTTTATTTTTGGCACTATGACCAAATACGATTTTGTCCATTATTGTTATATATATAAATAATATTTTTATTTATCACTTTACTTTAATTGTTATTATATTAATTTATTATAAATTTATAAACACTGCAGTATTTTCTTAACATTTATATTTTCGAGCACTCTCAATGTTGAGTTCTATATATGTTAAATCACACATTTATAAAGTGTGAAGATAACTATGCTTGTAATTATTAATTTAGATCATTTATCACATACAGAATAACTAAATAAGTCCTTTAAACGATAAGAATATTATGACATAATAACTAATTCATAATAAATAATAAAATACAATACAATAATATAATGGCAATACCATATCCGGATACATTATTAATAGGAAATATACAATGGATAGTAGACCCAAATTATATTATACAAACATCACCCGAAACTATTTTATTGAATGGTCAATTATTAGATTTTCAAGTTAGCCATATATGTCAGCACTTACATATACCTACAAATAATGTATTTCATACTCATATTCCACGTAGTCATTTACTGAAGGAAATAAAGGATAAAATAAAATCAAACCCTTTTATTCCATCTATCGATTGTGTTGAATGCGCACAGTATGGATTACTATGTCCCATAAAAGATGAGAATCGATATACATTTCGAAATATAGGTGGCAAACCGTTAATAGAATTTAAACTTAACACCAACCAGATTGAATTAGATTCAATGGGTCCATCCATTCCATACGATTTAACTCATCCATCGAATGACGAAATTGTGCCATTCGTATTACCAGAAAACCATTTTGAATCATTGATAGGTGGCAACCCACCACATCCCTTACGCAGCGGTGGAAATGGAAGTGGTATTTCAATGAAAAAAGAAAAAAGAAGTAAAAAGCACCATACATCCAAACGCAGAATTTCTGACATGTACCGACAAAATTCAACAGATACAATTGACTTATATGGTAAAATAGATGATGATCACCATACATATCCAGGAACACTAAATACCACACTAATGTTCTTAATTTATCATATGAAACCAAAAATGGTTCAAGATGATGAATTGTGGGATATTATTGAATATTATCAACACCGTTTGCTTACTCTACATAAAAATGCAAAAATAAATAAATTTATGGTGTATTATCATAAATATAAGGATACACTGTTTCAAAACGCACTTACACCCGTTGATATATTATCCATATTATTGGACCAACATCCTTTTAAAATAGTGAACATTGATAAGGCAGGACATATCGAAATTAAAAAACGCAAACCTATTGCTATTTTTCTAAAACATCCTCATACTCATCAACATCCTATAAAATATACACTAATGATGCAAATTATGGATATGGGATGGGTTCATTATGACGGTTCTTATAATACGCATACTCAAAATGATTATTTTGTCGATGTAGGTAATTTTGATGAAATGATGGCGTATCAAAACGGGATGTGTGCAAAATATATGTTTGCTGCTGTGTATCAATGATAATATTATCTATTTATTTATTTATTAGCAATATATAATAAATAAATAAACGAGTAATAGGATTACGATCCACGTAATTTACTACCACCTTCAAATAATTTGGCAGTTTCAGGGTCTTTTAGTAATAAATAGGGAAACCGATTTTCACCCTTTATCTTTTCTGGCGTTATTTTTTCCTTAATTGTTTCTAATTTAGGTTCCTTTCCAAGATTCCATTTAATTCCTGGAATTCCTGCACTGGTATATGTGACAAAATAGGAAAATAACATATGTTTTTGTATTATATTAAATAACTGTATATTGTTCGCTAATTGTTCATTACCCGGAATAGTGCTTCTCGGGTTATAATACTTATTGTATATATTTTGAAATGGTTCATTATTAGTATTAATATCGTTCATAATTTCAGCAAAATATTTGTCTGTTATTTCATTGACCATTTGATTAATAGCATAAAACGTACCTGTCCGGTCTTGACCACTTTTACAATGGTACATTAATATATATTCACATCCATCATTGCGTGCGTTCAATAAATATATAATCAAACTTATATAGCAAAACATAATTAGACGACATACTTCATTTGGCATTTTTTCATTGTGTGATCGAATCGTATCCGCCTTAATGGTATTACAATAGACTCCCATTGATGATGGTATTTTGTTCAAGTGTACATTATGTTCAAAATCAGCCCAAAACGTCATTAATTTAGTTAAAGCAATTTGTGCGACATGTGTTCCTGCTGCTGATTCATTACACCAATTTTCTAATATACCCAAATAATATTCAACATTTCGACAATATTGGTCCCACTCAACTTTCGCAAATGGTGATGTTGGGCAGGCGGAAGTCTTTTGCCAATTTACATTATTATTGATTGACATATTTAAAAATGCGATATTTGACGAATCATTGTTTGAAGTTTGATTAGTGGTTATTTGGGGTTTAACAGTATTTAAGTGTGTAAATAAGTCGTTAATTCCAGTACCACTTAATTCATAGTCTAAATCTTGTGCGAGATCTTTTATAATTAATTTAGAATTATCTTTTAATTCTACGTTAGTTGTAGAGTTAATAATATATCTGATAACTTTTCCATCCTTTAATTTAGTGGATGCTAATGAATCATATCTTTCAAATAAACCATTTGTGTGAAGTATAAAATATCGGTCGCTATTCATACCAAATATTGATTTTCCTTTTGATGATAGTATGCCTTTCCATAAACTAGATTGGTTGATAGTTTCAATGTATTCTTTATTTTCAGTCATAATAATGTCAGTTTCTTTACATTTTTCACCGCCTATATCTTTCATAAAAGTATCACATATATTACACATATCAATCAATGAAATAACAATACCACGTCGTTTTTTTAGTGGTTGTGGTTGTGGTGTTGAATTTAAATATTGTTTTATTAAATCACATTGTTCTTTGTATAATTCTTTATCGGTTTCATATGTACTTTTAAATGGTGTTCCATATCGCAGCGATTTTATAGGCGTAGTTTGTGAGGTTGGTGTAAATGAAATTTCGAATAAGTTTATTAACTTTATATTTGTATTAACACTTGAATCTTCATATCGATGCATATTACCTTTTGGAAAAGTGTTAGAAGGTTCTACATTTCTATTTACATCGTCGTTTATATTAAAGAAACTGATATTTAAATTATCATTTATAGTAATCCTCATATACTTGTTATTTATTTCGAGTACATTAGTATTTGTGCTAATTTTATCATACTCGAAACCTATAAATAATTCTCTTAATGATTTTCTATAGCGTTCCTTTTCGACTTTTGATATTTTTTCGTTATATTTCCCGAGTTCGTAGGGTTTTAGATTTTCTGAAATATTGGCAGAATTATCATCATACTTATTAGCAAGTTCTAAAAGTGTACTAAATATAACACCGTCTTTAGCACTGAAAATTTTATTTAGAATAGTTTCTGGTGATACTTCATGACTGTTATGAGGTGTGAGGTGTGAGGGGTGATTAGATGACCCGCTATCAACTATTTCCTTTCCATTTAAAGCTAATGATGCTTCATTATCTGTATGTTTTCTCAATGGTTTATATGTTGTTGACTCCACGAGTACACCTTCTTCACCGTCATTTATATCACATAACGTACCGTTTGGGTATATGTAATATACTTTACCATCTGCGTTTGTTTGTTTACCCAGATTAGTACACTTTTCCTTTTTTCGACATGATTCTTCATCACAAACTACAGATGTTCCTATACTCCCCCCCATATATCGTCTATTACGATACGCCGAATGTTTGCGTACAGGTCGAATAGACTTTTGACGAACATTTCTTTTATTTGTCTTAGTTGTCTTGTTTGTCTTAGTTCTTTTAGCTGCCCTGCTTTTTTGAACTATACCGGACCTCTTCAAATTATTTTTGGTAGTCATAAATATTCGTATATATATTCGTTTTAAATTTAATTTACAACAAATATATATTAAAATTTGATGTTATGATATTATTATTGATATAAATAATCATAACATGGACAATAAAGGACGACTCGATCTGATTATAGGACCAATGTATTCAGGGAAAAGCACACATTTAATTGGTGCGATATATCGATACGAATCGATTGGGAAGAAAGTTATGTCTATCAATCATAATATTGATAACCGATACGGAACAAATGTAATAAGTAGTCATAATATGGTTCAACGCAAATGTATATCTACTGAAAAACTCACATCCGTTTTTGATAATGCTGATTATACCGATTGCCATATTGTAGTTATCGAAGAAGGCCAATTTTTCATAGATTTGCTTTGTTTTGTAGAACGCGCAGTGGATATAGATAAAAAACACGTTATTGTTGCCGGATTGAGCGGCGATTTTAAACGACGTCCATTTGGTCAAATATTGGACCTCGTTCCTATTGCGGATTCCATTGAGAAACTAACAGCATTCTGTAAATTATGCAATGACGGAACATTGGCACACTTTTCAAAAAGGATTGTTGTTAGCGAGTGTGAGTCTACTACTTCTAATGACCAGATTTTGGTTGGAACATCAGATACGTATTTACCCGTTTGTAGGTTTCATTATTTGAATTGAATGTTCGAAATTGTAACTCTTACAGCGTTAGACATATTTATAATATTTGCTTTAGCACACGCAAAAATATTTGATTTTAGGAATTCCATTCTTAAGACCATGTCAAAACGCTTTAAGGGTTAAGTGTGCTGCGACTTGGTGACAGCATCAATGTCTAGGCTCTTCTATTGAAACTCAAATCTATATTGAGTATCACATCATACGTCAAACATGAACATCTTAACATAACTACCAGCGGCAGTATCACGAGAGAGCGATACGTTATTAACCCTTACAGCGGCGCATCTATTTTTGCTTTAGCATATTTATATGTGCTAAAGCAAATAAAATAGATGTAATATTACAAGCAGATGATTGACTTATTTTTAATAAATATACGTTTTAATGCATTTGGCACAATTCTATGCTTTAGCAACGACTCCTGGAGTTGCTAAAGCATCAAACCGCTGTAAGGGTGAAGAATAGTCCTAAGAGTGACTGTTCCATTGCTATATCGCACGCTTATTGGGCGGCTGTAGTAAGTTCTTCTCTCAGACTATTGATGGTCTCATCTTGACGCGTCCGTTCTTCATTCAGCTTTTCCACCTCGCTCATCAGTTTATTGATACGCAATTTGATATCATTATTACAATATTCAATCGTTACCAACTCGTCTAAAAATATATTAGTACATTTTCCAATAAAATTTTCTATAGCGTTGCAATCTAATGTTTTATTATTCAATATTTCAAATACGGTGCTAATACTTTCCGGTTTATCAAGTTTTAACGATTTAAAAGATAATATAGGATCATCTTTTGTTGTAACTGAAAATAATGCACTTTTTAAATCAACTTTCGGAAGTTCATAAAAATTCCGAAATAATACAGATTGTATTGCCAATGACATAATTACACAATATAAATCAAAACTTCTATAATAGGGGCATTTTATATGTCGTACTTGATGCGAAATTTTATCTGATATTTTTAGTAGATCTTTGGTATAATTATATGAATAATAACCAGAAGTACTATCAGGACTATCAGGACTATCAGGACTATCAGGACCATCATCAGCCTCAGTAACCTCACGAACCTCATCAGCACCATCTACTACATCGTATTCATTAGCTTTAGACGATTTTGAAGCAAAACGTGTTATATATGAACCACAATAAAAACGTACGTTTTCATATATGATAGATGATTTACCATAATCTGCTATTTTTAAACGAATATTCGTTTTTATATATTTATCTATTAGTTGTTGTCTTTCTACATCATTTCCTTTGGAAGTGTGTCCATCATATTTATAAAGTGGGTAATCAACCTCCATATAACTATCCTTAATTGAAAAGAAAACATTTCCTGCTTTCAAATCTCCATGTATCATTCCTAAGTTATCTGCTACAATTTTTAAAGTATTTGATAATTGTAATAACAACATTGCTATTATAATATTTGTATGTTCGGACTTATCCCCTGAATAAACTTTATCATTATGACTAAATATAATTTTCTTAAAATATTCATTTTCGTGTAATAATACACCTTCGAATAATTTATCTAATTCAGCGTCTGCCTTTTCCATTAGATTCGCACCATAATTATCATTACTTTGAAAATGTCCAATCTGATATACACTATTGCCTAATTCTCCTTTATTTAGGTTTCCTTCTAATATGTCATTTAAACCAACTTGCGGATCATAATCAATATTATGCTTTGGAAAAAAAATAGTATTTAACACATATCCTATTATTGTTTCGTTTATGTATTCACTTGATTTTACAATATGTTGAATTTCGCTTGTTTTTGGAAAACATTTTATTTTTTCTTTTCCTTGAAGCTTTTTACATTCTTCACATTTTCCTGTATTATTTGTTGAACACATGACATTAATATTTAAATGAATATCTTTTGTAATTTTCATAATTATTTCTTTATTATTTATTGAAACAATATAAGGTGTGCCAATTTTTCCACCTTTTCCTAATTTTCGAATACATTGAAATGGAAAACTCCTTGATGTATTAGGTTTACCTCTAGTGATACACGTGTGCTCTTTCTTGTCATATATTGAATTTAAATATAATGAAAATATGTTAGTTATATTATCATCGAAATTAAATCGACGATTCTTAAAACATTCCATTATTTGCGCACCCCGCCAATATGATTCTGTGGTTTCATTTGTTAATTGTCGTTTAATACCATCAAATTCTCTATAATAAATTATTTTATCAAAAGGTTTGTTTAATATGAATTGGTTAATAATCAAATTAAAATTACTGCGTATTATTTTTAATAGTAAATTATCTTCTTTTGGTAATAACATATTTAAAAAAGAAGGAATATATGTTTTAGAATCGTGATTAGATAATACATACATGTGGAATATTTGATCAAATAATGATAGAAAAAACGCATAATTTGATAGTTCATAATCAATTTTGAATATATATTGTTCGTGATTATTAGTAATAGTAAAATCAGTTGATTCGAAGTTTAAAGAAGATACAGAACCTGTGGATAATACTTCAAAATTCAAATTTTGGGCGGAATATGTAAGTGTGTATTTTTGTTTTGGGGGGTTTGTTGTAGGAGCATTATCAACCTCATTGCTATTCGTCGGTGTGGCAACAATTTCTTTTAATTCTAATTCTAATTCTAATGTTTTATCATACATACTGGTGAATTTATTCAAATTTAATCGTTTCATTTCTAATTTAAATTTAGTGCCATTAACCATTGTAAGTGTAACATCAAATTCTCGTTCGCTTTTAAGCCAACTACCCTCTTTTTTATATGGTAATTTAACTCGTGTACTTAATTTATTAATATTACTTGTGTCATATTTCCATTTAATTTTATCAAAATAACTCCATACGGTATTTTCTCCACCAGTATGTATCAACTTTGCACGATGTATCTTACGACGTGTTCTTTTAATCTGATTTTTTTTGCTAAGTATATTGTGTGTTTTCCCTTTACGCAATGTATTTCTTTTACGTATGCTTAATTTCATTATATTATAATATGCTGAAAATAATTATATTATAATATGCTGAAATTAATTATAACAAATAAAATATTTACAATTATAAACGTTAAGAGATGACGCAGTCTATAAAATAGAAAATGTAATATCATCATAAGCAATAAATAAAAATAAAATAGATGATAATTTTAAATATAGGCTTGCTTTATTTATATTATATTATTTTTATCATCAAATATAGTAAATAGTTCAATACATCTATCAATACAAGATTCAATTGCGCTACATTTTAATTGTTTTTTATTTAAATTTGTAAATGCTATATTAATACTTGCAGTAGCTTCAAGACCAATTTCATTTTTAATACACTCAAATATAAGATTTGTGATAACAGGGCCAATAACAGGATCTTTTGAATGTATTGAAAATGTGTTTTTGTTTTCTTGAATACTCTTGATAACATCCTTCAAATTACTATCGTTTGCGTAAGGCTGTAGTGTGGCGGCGGCTATATGCATTACATCATTGACTAATCGCTTATTCGCCAGCAGTTCGGTTGATAATAATGATAATGGATCTATTTCTGTAAATAACAGTTTTCCTATATCATATCTGTTATAAAAATACATGAATATTGGAGATTGCATAGCCAATGATATAATTACACAATATAAATCAATACTTCTAAAATATGGACACGGATGATGTCGCAAAGCATTAGACATTAAACTATCGATTAAATTATCAACAATATACTCATATTTATCGTGTTCTTTTGGTAATAAGAATGTATCACCTATACTAGCTAAGCCTGAAAACTGTTCTAAAACAGGCTTTTTACAATAAAAACGTATGTGATTATATATTATTGAAGATTTACCATAATCAGCTATTTTTAATCGTATATTTGTTTTTATAGTCATTTCGCTACTTAATGGATAATTTACTTTTAAATAATGGGGTTTTATCGAGAAAAATACATTTCCTGTCTTTAAATCTCCATGTGTCATTCCTAATTCGTCAGCTACTTTTTTTAACGTATTTGATAATTGTAATAATAACATTGTTATTATAATATCTTTATGATCTGGATTATTACCAGAATACTCGTGCGTACCATTTTGAATTACAATCATCTCAAAAAATTCAGGTGTTTTAAATAATTTATCCAACTCTCCATCAGCTTTTTCCATAATATTACCGCCATAATTATCATTACTTTGAAAATGTCCAATTTGATATACACTATTACCTAACTCATCATCTAATAATTCACCATTTAGCATATTTTTTAAAAAATGTTCATTATTGTTATTGTGTTTTGGAAAAAATACTGTATTTAACACATACCCAATTATCGTTTCATTTATAAATTCACTTGATTTTACGATATAGTTGATTTTTTGAATATTGGGAAAGCAATGGTTATTTTGTTGTATTCTTATGCATTCCAAACACACACTATTATTTTCTGGGGTGCATATTACATCTATATTTAAACGAACATCATTACTTATTTTCATAATAATATCTGTTTTGGTAGTTTGATGTGTTATAATATAGGGTGTCCCTATTTTCCCATGTGGTCCAAGTCTCTCTTTGAATATAAATGGTTTATTGTGTGGTATTGGTATTATATTATCACCATCTAAAAATTTTCGAAGCAATGTGCGGTCTATCTCTTCTCGAATTAATTCGTTTATGCTTGTCTTGCTAAAATCTGTAATATTATCTTTAATTACGGATAATTCTACAGTAGTGTAATTCGGGTTATTGTAGCCCAATTTCTGTATAATTTCATTTAGACGGATACTATCGCTTAAAATATAACCATTTGAGTCTTTGCTATTATCAAATATTGCGCCAAATTTATCTAAAAATATTTCATTTATTGTATGCGTATAATTAAAAGTTGGATTTTTAAAACATGCCATTAATTGAGAAACGTTCCAATGTGATGTGAGATTCGCATTTGATTTGACTATATCTATTATAGGATGAGTCTCAATACCTGTTAAACGTTTATCTGATATATTAATTAATGCATTTATAAACATTCTTACATTTTCATATATATTATTTAATAATTCTTGTTCAGTATCAATTATATTTAAAATATCGATGAAATCAGAAGGTGTTCCTCCATATTGTTTTTTACTAACTACAGATTTTCGTTTATTTTTCTTACATGATTTTCGATGTATTCTTTTATATATGCGAGGGTTGTTTTTTGTTCGCATTGATATATCCTATACAATGAATAAATATATTACAATTAGAAACTTAAAAACATTTCTTGAAATTTTCTAATTGTATAAAAGTGTATTTACGTTTCAAGATAAGAATCACATCACATTACTTTAATTTATCCTTTAAATTTTGAATAATACTATCCAATTGTGCCTTTTCATCTGGCATATTATGTGTTGCCAGTTTATAAAACGCGCTCAATTTCACCAATTCATCGTGCCATAATTGATATTTCGTATGTAATTCCTGTTTATATGGTTCTTCAAGAATAGGAAATAACGGACTTACTTTATCATATCGCGTTTTAAATGCATTCGATTTCGGTTTTGATTGTTTGACTTCAGGTTCTTGGACTACGGGAGGTGCTTCTGCTGCAATTGCAGAAGTGTCTTTTTGTTTCTTTGGAACAGCAGATGCCTTTTTCGGTTTCTTGCTTTCAACAAGAGGTACAATAGCTGAAACAACACGCGATGTTTCTTTTTGAAACAGAAAGAACCGATTTAGAAAACTCAAGCGTTGTTCTTCTAAACTCAATTGTGATACACGTGTATCCGCAGCCGTTTTAGAACTAACATATTTGGCATATACTTCACCAAACAACGCGGTACCATTTTCAATAGGATAAATTTGTTTTTCCGCCAATTTCTCAACTAAATAGTCATATCCTACCAAATATTCGCGAATGGGATCGATTGGATTAATGGAATGGATAAATACGGATATAGGCACACCCGTTTTCAATTCATCGTTGACAATTACAGAATCATTATATTCTTTTGTAATTCTCCAAATGACGTGTCCATCTTTCATTCCACTAATAGATGTTCCCGCGGGTTTTCCATATAAATCTGGATGTTTATAAATCGCATTTCCGTCAAAACAACAACCGACAAAATACCCACCATCGCGTAAGTTTTGACTGATATTTTCAATCAAACCATTCAATTTCTCTTCATTTTCAAATAGATAGTGAATTGCGAATTGAATGGATATCATATCAAACCCTTTGGGGGTATATTGCTTTGTAGACCATAATTCCGCTTGCTTTTCACGTGAATGGTCATCTTTCATCGATTTGCCTGCTAGAATATTACGACTAACATCACCGTACAAAAACTCGACTTGAATATTATTTTCAACGGTTCCTTCCGACCGTTTTTTATATTGGATATATCGCATACACGCACCATCTTTTGCGTCATAAATATTAGAATGAAACAATTCAATACCCACAACATTTGTTATACCGTATCGTGCCCATTTAAACAAGTCGCCACCTTTCCCACACGCCAAATCCAATAAATGAACGTCGGGTTCATCTTTCTTGACACGAAGAAGTGATACGGCTCTTTCTAATAACTCGTGTCCTTTGATTGCCTCGTTGTGAAATTTCTGCATTGGTAAGGTTATCGACCTCTCACGTGCCACTTCTAAATCCCGATTATAATACACGCCCTCCGCTTCTTCAGCAGTCGGCACATTTGCGCCCGTTGTTATCATATCGGTAGTTATAGGGTAATGAATGGACCGCCAAATTTCATTCGCGATTTCAAAATCGTTTCCGTATGACGATGGCATATCAATGGGTGTTTCGGTTATTGTAAGTTTTGATAGAATTTCGCGATTGACTTCAGTTGTCAGTGTTTCATAAATGGATGACGCATCGCGTGTTTTCGGGAAGGGTTGTATATTCATTTTTTCAATAATAATCATTAATTTCAGAATTTTCGCAT